TTGATGCTGGTTACCGACTGACCTAAGACGGTGTAGTTCACTGGTACTACATCTACGGGATAACCCTTAGATTTAATAGACTCAGGTTGGTTTGTCTTAATCTCTAAAAAGTGCGGTACTTGCTGGCGTGTTTCTTCCATCAATGCTTCAATCTCAGGAAAACTAGCACCTGTGTTCACCCATACTACCGTTGTCTTATCTAGGTAGTTCTTAATTAGGTGTAAGCAAGCAATAGAATCCTTACCGCCTGAAAACATCAAAGCGACCTTTTCGTGGCGGTCAAAGAAGTCTTGCATTAGAACGCCATAATTGCGGTAGAACCTAGACTTACAAGACCTTGCGTCATACCTGATTGCCCTGCTTGTGCCGCATTAGCGGAAGCCGTGTTGTAGTTACCTTCAGCAGTTGCCGCACCCAATAGGTCAGCACCTTTGGTTGTAGCCTGTTGAGGTACGCTAACAAAGGTTGGGTTGGTAACTTGTGCGCCAGTACGAACCGCATTGAGGGTATTGAGAGGTTCATTGCGCTGGTATGCCGCCTCGGTAAAGCCTTGCTGACGGGCAGATAAACCAGTTCCAAAACCTTGGGTGGTTGCGCCTAACAATAGGTCATTCTCACGCTGGGCTTGTTGGAACATTGCTCGCTGATACGCCTCTGAACCAATGTCAATACCTCTGTTGGCTAAATCTTGCTGTAACTTGTCACGGCTTTGTTGAATTTGAGGTTGAAGCCTACGCATATAAGCGTCTTGGTAGGTTTCACCAGCATTAATGCCTAAAGATGGCAAATTGGTAGTAGTAAACGGGTTTTGCAACATACCCCTTACATAATTTAGACCTGTACCAGTTAGTTCACCTAAACCTTCGCTGGTTTGATTTTGGTAGTCCAAAAGTTTTTGCTGGGCTGGAGATAGGGTCTGCGTAGCAGTCCACATCTGATTGCCCCACTGGTCTACATCTGCTGGGTTTGTGGTGTATCTAAGTTCACCATAAGGGGTGATCTGATTAACACGGTTAGCCGCTGTAGCTAAACGAGCCGCCTCAATATCACCTTTAGCTGTTTCGATTGCCGCACCACGATAGTCAGGTGGGGGTGGCGATCCACCTTTACCACCGCCAAATGGGGTGCGTCTGCCTTCCCAAGTCCAGCCACTATGCTTGCTTTTCAATATGCTCATGTTTGCGTTCCTTAATCCAGCGACAATCAGCCTTGTCCATTTCAAAAACTACAATATCACCACCATCGTCATGCACTCCAGCAAACCGATGTGCTTCCTTAAAACCTAGTTTTTGGTCATATTCCATAGCTTTTGTGTTTTTGCTATTGACTATTCCAAATACTTTTTCCAAATTGCAATGGTTAAAAGGGTATTCAAATGCCGATTTTAACAATTGTTTGGGTGTATAACCACCTTTTAAATTAACCATGTGCATTTGGCAAGTCTTACCAATAAACGCTGTATACCCTACTACCCACTCAATATTACGGTTCTCATCAGCCCACAATATTGCTTGTAAATCACCGCAGGGCTGTACTCCTATTTCGTTTTGTAATATTTGGGCAGAAAGAATCTTTAACTCCGATGTATTGGCTGACCAAAGCATTTACAAAACACCACCTTTTTCCATTACATAGTCCGTACTAGCCCAATGAAACTCAATACCTTGCGATGCAACATTCAGGCTAACTGACCCTGCATAACCCAATCCCGTCACGCCTTGCCATATCTTTGTGGTGGTCAATCCACCGCCCCAGTTGGCGTTATCCCATGTGTCTAAGTCCCATTCACCAGTTTGTAAGATGGCTGGGTTAAAAGATATTTGGTTGGTTAATTCAACGGTATCAAAGTCCGTACTTAGACCGCACAAAACGGTCGGTAAACCGTTATCCGTTTGAAGGATTGGGCGCACTAGAGTGAAGCGTTTTTGTTGCCCCCTAGACTCAAAATACGAATACGCTTGCTGTACAAAGCCTTTAATGTTTGTACCTGCATCGGCAAAAGTATCGTAAAACCTACCGACAAAGCCTGTAGCCCCAAAATACATATCATCACCGCTGGATTCCCAGCAATTAGCGTTTAAATTGGTAAATCTCGCCCATGACTTTGTAATGTTGTGCATGACATACTGCTCAGAACCGCCTGTTACGGGGATATTGACGATCAACATATTGACTTTAGCAAAGTAATTGATCTGCCAGCCGTAGTTATTGGCGTAAAAGTCAGCCGCTTGGCTAATAGCGTAGAAAATCTTGTCGGTAATGTTAACTCGTGGGTCTAAACGGGTGGATTGCAAACCTGCCGATAGAGGTACAAGTCCATCTTCGGTCAAAAGTAGGATGTCACCACCAAATTTGAACACGCACTTACGGGCAAAAGTTTGTCCGATGTTCCATAAACCCACCAAAGACCAATCAGTAGGGTCAGATGGGTCAGAACCCTTGTAAACAGCGACTTCACCGTTACTGGTAACAAACACGGCTAAGTCATCTACCCCGTAACCAGCGTCAATAGTCCATGTTCCCATAGCTTGAAGGTAGCCACCTCGTTTAAAGATGCCGCCAAGGGGAAACTCGGTAACTGCACCGTTGATCGAATCAACAGGCAAATACCAAAAACTGAGTGAGTTCTTTTCTACAAAGTAAAGACGCTCTTTAAACAGGTTGATATAAGCGAATGTATTAGAGTTTTTACCTGTAATGTAGTAGTTAACCGTATAAGTGCCTACAGTCGTGGCATCTCCGCTTGGTGCGGTAGCCATTGTGTAGGTAAATGTCGTAGCACCAGTTACGGTAATGCGATAAGTACCGTTAAATTCGGCTGGGATTGCGCCAGCTACGGTAATCGTATTGCCTGTAACCAAACCATGTGCGCTGGCAGTTGTTAGGGTAGCGGTCAGGTTACCTGTACCACCCCTAGTAATGGTTGAAATCGTCTGTGCAGTGCTTGTAGTTGCACTTCTTGACCAGCGTGTTCCGTCATAAACCACCATTGGGTCAACACCGTTAACGGCTGGCATAAATGAGCCGCCCGCAGTCGTAATCATGGTGTGAACCCACTTGCCATCGGTATTGCCTGTTAAGCTTTGGGTAGCCGTAGAGGTGCTGGCATCATAAATAATCGTAGCCGTAGATGCAAACAGCTTGCTTCCCGTTGGGCTACTGTAATTCATCAGCGATAAAACCTGCCCTGAAATACCTGTAGATACTTTGGTATAGCCTTTTCTAAGCGTTACATCCGTAGGCGTAGGAAAAAAATTGACCATCTGAACCGCATCTAACGGGTTCATTTCTGCCAAAGAATCCCTAGCATTCCAGCCGCCTATTGGGGCAGGTAATGAGGTAGTAGTAGCGGTAAACTTTTTAGCGACCGCCATAGTTAGCTACCATAGCCAGTGTCGGGAATATTGGCGTAACCAATAAGCACCTTGCTTGGGTACGGAGCAAACGATAAGGTAGCTGAACCCTTGTCATTCGCTTTAGCTACACTCAGATACCGCATATAGTCTTGCATTAAAGCTGTGGTATCGAATGACTTAATTTGGAAATACTTAAGTTTTGTGGCTAAGACTAAAACCGTATCGTCAAACACAGTGGTGTCTGTGTCAGCAGTAAACGAGTTTTTGACTGCGCCTGTTGCGCTTCTAGCCCATCCTTTTGAGCGATACTCAAAACCTAAGTATTCTTGGGTGTTGTACGGTGGCCATATCTGAAACTGGTTACCCAAAATACGCCAGCGAATCCGTGGGCCAGTCGAGATATAACCTGACTTTAGCCACTGCCATTGCTGTGCATCCTCTGGCCCTAACATTTGCCAATGCTTAGTCTTATCCCAGTGGGTATTGTCCGTAATGGTTTCAAAGTCAGGGGGTAAGTCGTATTTGGTCTGTGAGAAGGTAACAGTTCCACCTACGCTGGTTGCCGATGCAAGCTGGCTAACAGTTACGGTAGAACCTGATACGCTCTCTACATAGGTATCTTGTGGAACATTCGTACCGACTACCGAGTAATTATTGTTTAGACCCGTGACATTACCAACATTCAATAAGTCGTAGGTATTGTTGATGGTGTCGCAGGTCGTGGTAATTGCTGTGGTGTAGAAACGGTACTCTAGTTCCAAAGCTTGCCAGTCATGCTCCTTAACCAAATCAAACCCAGCACGATTCATCAAAGCTAGGATTTGTTGCACATCCTGACTTGTATTGCCTTGCACATAGGTTGGAACGGCTAAGTTTAGTTCAGCGGTTACTTGCTGGACTAATTGGAGCATGGTATATGACATATTAAGCTTCCTCTGTGGCTACCGCTTTTTTACGGGTTTTCTTTTCACCAACAGCGGCAAGTATAGCGGCCATCTGATCCTGCATTTGTGCCAGCTTCGCATCTGTTTCTGCTTTCATTTTAGCAGTTTCCGCATCCTTTTTGGCAAGTTCTTCTTTTAAAGCGTTGATTTCTTGTTCACGCTTATCGGTTTCTGCCGCATTGGTAGCGAGATTTAAAAATGTCCTTGCCTTGTCACGGAATGCGAATGGTGACATTCCTGCCGCCATGCCCATGCGCTGTAACTGTAAGTCAGATGCGTTTGCCACAGATTCTACAGTCTTGAACTTCAATGCCCGTAGTTCTTCTGCTTGGCTTTTTGATACCAAAGGCCATTCCGAGATAGGTGTTCCGACCACTTCCTCATCATCTGCGCCTACACGATTCATATATTGCGCCCACTGAATAGGGAATCGTTGCTTATGGCTGTTTTGGGCATAAGTATCGATTTCGGTAAGGGTATCACCAGCTACACAAATATGAACAAAATCAAACTCTTTGTAAATATCTCTGCCAGCTTCTAGGGATTCTTGTTCTTGTTTAACTGCTCGTTTGTAGAAACGAACCTGTAAACGACTGTCTGCGTTGTTTTCATCTGAAGGTAATGCCATTTTTAATTCTCCTAAGGTATTAGGTTGTTAAAAGGAAAAAAGGGGCTACCGATTAAGGTAACCCCTCGTTTTTACTACAAAAAGCTATTAAACACTAGCCTTGCTAAACCATCCATAATCGCCTGATGCCATAGAAGCACCTGACAAGTATGTACCAGCACCCAAGGTAGCTTGGAATGTGGAAGCGTTGATTACGCAAGTAGCGGTCGATGCACCAATAGCCACAGCCGCTTGAGCAAAAACATAACGAAAACCATCGTTACCGAATGTTTCTGCTCCGAGTGGGCCAAAGGTGGGAATTGCTGTACCAGCCGAATTAGGGTTGGTGTTTGCGACATTGTTTAAGTCAACGCCAGCAATCGGGAGAACTGAATATGCCATGATATTTTTCCTTTCTAATCAATGGATTAAGCTGTACCAGTCAAGACACCTTGCAATGAAGCATTAGAGCAGGTAAGGTTACCAGCCCAGCCATACAGCTTCACGATTGCATCTTGGTTGATCGATTGACGCTCGCCACCGATAGGAACGAAATTACGCTCTTTGTGTGGGCGGAAGAAAATGTAATTGGTGTTCAAGAGATACATATAAAGCGGATTCTCTTGTGCGCCAATACCGCCACCGAGTACTACATCAGCAGACATACCGCCACCGTAGAACTTCAAAGAAGCAAAACCAGCCGCACCTTCGTCTACACCAGCAATACGCTGGATAGCTTGCAAAGATGCAACATAGCGTTGATACAGGGTGTTACCAGCGATGATGAGGTCTACCTTATCAGTTCCACGAACAGACTTGATTGCGGCAGAAGTCATAGCGGCTTGAATTACTGTGGAAGAATCTGCGCCAGTGCTGGATTGGTTTTGCCAAAACGCCCAGTTCGCACGATTGATACCACCGTATGTACCTGTAGTGTTAGAAACAGCAACAGCGGCCGCTAAACCAGTGATATTTTTACCACCGTTACCAGTACCGTCACCATAAATGTCACCCGAAATGCGGTTCAAAAGACGGGCTTCAGAAACTTGCATACGACCATCTAACAGGTCGATGATTGCTTCTTTGCTTGAGTTCTGCAACATTTCTAGACCACTCATGGTTACAGAGTCAGCGTACTGAGTAATGCTGAACTGTGCCGCAGAGATTGGGCTATCAGGGGTGATATTTAAAACTTCGTATCCGCTATACGAATTAACATTGTT